GAATACGAATTCAATATAGATGGTGAAAAGCTTTACAGAGTGTTTACTAACTGGATAACTATAAAACTATAATGGACTCTAAAAAAATTAAATTAGAAATTATAAGGGCAGCAGAAGCAGCTGTAAATGAACTTGTAAAAGTAGCTAAGGAGGACATTATAAAAAAGAATATGGACGATCTGTCACCTGAGTTAGCGGCCGATAGATTAAAGAATGCTGCTGCTACAAAGAAGCTGGCTATATTTGATGCTTTTGAAATATTGTCTAGAATAGAATCAGAAAAAGCTTTGCTTGAAGATTCAGAAGATCAAACTAAAAACATAAGTAGCTTTGCAGAAAGAAGGGCAAAATAAAAAACTATATAACATTGTTTATCCTATACCTGAGAGTATTGTAAAAAGAAAAAATAAAGCAAAATCTTTTCAGTACGGATATAACGAGAAGTATGATATTGTTGTTATATCTAGAAACGGCACGATTGGTGAGGTGTGGAATATAAACGGTGTTAATGTAGCGCTACCTTCTGTTCCAAAAACAATTTATAAAAGAAGTAAAAACAAATCAGAACAATACTGGGAACCTTTTGAATATTCTAAAAATCTACAAAAAATAAAAAGTATTTTTCAATGGAATCAATCGCCTAAAGATTTTAAATCAAGATGGGTTGACTATATTGAATCAGAGTTTGATAGAAGAGAAGAAGGGTTTTGGTTTTACAATAACGGTAAGCCAATCTACTTAACAGGTACACATTATATGTATTTACAGTGGACCAAAATAGACGTTGGACACCCTGAATTTAGAGAAGCTAACAGAATATTTTTTATATTTTGGGAGGCTTGTAAGGCTGATATAAGAAGTTTTGGAATGGTATATTTAAAGATAAGACGTTCAGGATTTTCGTTTATGTCATCTTCAGAATGTGTAAATACAGCAACACTTGCTAAAGACGCAAGGGTAGGTATACTGTCTAAAACAGGATCTGATGCTAAAAAAATGTTTACAGATAAGGTTGTGCCAATATCTAGCAACTACCCTTTCTTTTTTAAACCTGTGCAAGATGGTATGGATAAACCAAAGACAGAACTAGCGTATAGGGTACCGGCTTCTAAGATTACTAAAAAAAATATGTACAATATAGATGAGGGTGGTATGACAGGATTAGATACCACTATTGACTGGAAAAATACAGACGAAAACTCGTACGATGGTGAAAAACTTTTATTATTAGTTCATGATGAGAGTGGTAAGTGGATTAAGCCTAACAACATATTAAACAACTGGCGTGTAACTAAAACTTGTTTACGTTTAGGTAGTAGGGTTATAGGTAAATGTCTTATGGGTTCTACTTCAAACGCTTTAGATAAAGGAGGTGAAAATTTTAAGAGGTTATACTACGACTCTGATCCTAGTCAAAGAAATGCAAACGGCCAAACTAAGAGCGGTATGTATAACCTTTTTATTCCTATGGAATGGAACCTAGAAGGTTTTATTGATAAGTATGGAATGCCTGTTTTAGATGCTCCTAAAAAATCTACAGTAACACCTCTTGGAGATATAATAAAACAAAGTGCTATAGAGTATTGGGAGAACGAGGTCAAGTCTCTAAAGAATGATGCTGATGCACTTAATGAGTTTTATAGACAGTTTCCAAGAACTGAGTCACACGCATTTAGAGATGAGAGTAAGTCTTCTATATTTAACCTAACTAAGATATATCAACAAATAGATTATAACGATAACTTAATTAGAGACAAGGTTTTGGTAAGAGGATCTTTTCATTGGAAAAACGGAGAACAAGATACGGAGGTTATTTGGACACCAGATCAAAGAGGTAGATTCTTAATTTCTTGGATCCCAGGGCAAAACCTACAAAACAGAAAAGAAGTAAGATCAGGAGTAAAACATCCGGGTAACGCACACATAGGGTCGTTTGGTTGTGACTCGTATGATATATCAGGAACTGTAGGAGGAGGAGGTTCTAACGGAGCTCTACATGGACTAACTAAGTTTCATATGGACGATGCACCTGCTAACGAATTTTTTTTAGAGTATGTAGCAAGACCACAAACGGCTGAAATGTTTTTTGAAGATGTACTTATGGCCTGTGTGTTTTATGGTATGCCTGTACTTGTAGAAAATAACAAGCCTAGATTACTGTATCATTTTAAGAACAGGGGATATAGAAGGTATTCATTAAATAGACCAGATAAAATAAAAAGGAACTTATCTAAAACAGAAAAGGAACTAGGAGGTATACCAAACACTTCTGAAGCAGTAAAACAAGCTCACGCTTCTGCTATAGAAACGTATATTGAAAAGTATGTAGGACTAGATATGGAGGGTGTGTATAGATCTCCAGACGAGATGGGTTCGATGTATTTTACTAGGACTCTACAAGACTGGGCTAGGTTTGATATAAACAATAGAACAAAGTTTGATGCATCGATTAGTTCAGGTTTAGCTATAATGGCAAATCAAAAGTTTAATTATCAAGAGTCTAAAAAAGAATCAAAAATAAGCATTAACTTTGCAAGATATAATAATAAGGGAAGATTTAGTCAAATAATCACATGAAAGACGTAAAGGTAAGTATTAATCCCTCTTCTTTTCCAAGTCAGTTCGTACCTGACTCCACGAAGAACACAATGGAGTTTGGGTTACAGATAGGACAGGCTATACAATATGAATGGTTTAAAAGGGATAACACAAGTTCTAAATTTTATAATCAATGGGATGCGTTTCATAAACTAAGGTTATATGCTAGAGCTGAACAATCAGCCGGAAAGTATAAGAATGAATTAGCTGTAGACGGAGATTTGTCGTATATGAATTTAGACTGGACACCTGTGCCTATACTTCCTAAGTTTATAGATATTGTTGTTAATGGAATGTCAGACAGATTGTTTGATGTTAAGGCGTATGCACAGGATGCAATGTCTGCAGAAAAAAGAAATCAATACCAAGAAAATATAGAAGCTGATATGGTTTCTAAAGATCTTCTTTCTCAAATTAAGAATGATTTTGGTGTTGACGCTTTTAATACTGATCCAGAAAATTTACCAGAGAATGATGATGAACTACAATTGCATATGCAACTTGACTATAAGTCATCAATAGAGTTAGCTGAAGAAGCTGCTATAAATACAATACTTTCTGAAAACCTATACGAAGACACTCGTAAAAGAACTTTATATGACCTAACAACTTTAGGTATTGGTGTTGTAAAACACGAGTTTGTTTTAGGTGAAGGTATAGTTGCTAAGTATGTAGATCCAGCAAATATTGTATATAGTTATACAGAAGATCCAAACTTTAAAGATTGTTTCTATTGGGGTGAAGTTAAAAACGTACCTATTGGTGAAGTCGTAAAAATAGATCCAACAGTTACAAACGAGCAACTAGAAGAAATATCTAAATACAGTCAGGATTGGTATAACTATTTTAGAGGATCTCAGTATTACAACAACTCAGTATTTAACAACGACAGTGTAACACTTCTATACTTTAACTATAAAACAACCAAAAAGTTTGTTTACAAAAAGAAGGGTGAGAAGGTTATACAAAAAGAAGATACATTTAATCCTCCACAAGAGATGATGGAAGAAAGAGGGTTTGAAAGAATAGAAAAAAATATAGACGTATGGTATGAGGGCGTTATGGTTATGGGTACTAACATTGTTCTTAAATGGCAAATGGCTGAGAATATGGTTAGACCAAAGTCAGCATCTCAAAACGTAATGTCTAACTATATAGCGTGTGCACCTAGAATGTATAAAGGAAATATAGAATCTTTATTAAGAAGAATGGTTCCTTTTGCAGATCTTATACAGATGACTCATTTAAAGTTACAACAAGTAATACAGAGGGTTGTACCAGATGGGGTGTTTATAGATGCAGACGGTTTAAATGAAGTTGATCTTGGTAACGGAGCAACATATAATCCAGAGGATGCACTAAAGTTGTATTTCCAAACTGGTTCTGTTGTAGGTAGAAGTTACACACAAGATGGTGAGTTTAATAATGCTAGAGTTCCTATCCAGGAGCTTTCTAAAAACTCAGGTCAAGCAAAAATCTCTAGTTTAATAGGTAGTTACAATCACTATCTACAAATGCTTAGAGATGTAACAGGATTAAATGAAGCTAGAGACGGCTCTACTCCAGATCCTAATTCACTTGTTGGACTTCAAAAAATAGCAGCTCTTAACAGTAACACAGCTACAAGACATATACTAGATGGGTTTATAGATATTACTAGAGACTTAGCTACAGGTTTGTCTTGTAGGGTTTCTGATGCATTAGAATATTCTGAATATAAGGATGAGTTCGCAATGCAGATTGGTAAGTACAATGTTAACCTACTTGATGAAATAAAAGATTTACATATATATGACTTTGGTATATTTATAGAAGTAGCACCAGACGATGAAGAGAAACAACAACTAGAACAAAACATTCAGGTTGCTCTATCACGTGAGGCTATTGATCTTGATGACGCTATTGATATAAGAGAAGTTAGAAACGTTAAGCTAGCAAACCAGCTGCTAAAAGTAAAACGTAAAAAGAAAGAAAAAGAAAAACAACAGTTTGAAATGCAAAAGATTCAGCAACAACAACAGGCACAAATGCAATCACAGCAGATGGCCGCTCAAGTTTCTGCTCAGAAAATGCAGATGGAAACTCAATCTAAAATGCAGATTGCTCAAGCTGAAGCTGGTTTCGAATTAGAAAAACTTAGAGGTGAGGCACAATTAAAAACACAATTGATGCAACTTGAGTTTCAACTAAACATGCAACTTAAAGGTATAGATTCCGAAACATTACAAAAAAGAGAAGACAACAGAGAGAAAGCAAAGGCTGACAGAATTAGTTTACAAAACTCTCAACAGTCCAAGTTAATAGAACAACGTAAAAAAGATTTACCGCCTGTTAGCTTTGAATCAAACGAGGATACTCTAGATGGTTTTGACTTAGCAGAGTTTGAACCACGTTAAAAATTAAATATAAATAATGCGTAATTTTGCGCTATAAATTAAATTAAATATGGAATTAAAAGTAAAAGCGGTCCCAGGACCAGGTGAAAAATCTGTTCAAGAGGTTGAAGAACAATTAATTGAACAAAACGATAAACCTGTTGAAGAGCAGGTGGAGGAAACTCCAACTACAGAAGTTGCTGCAGGGCAGCCTGTAGAGGAACAAGCGAGCGAAACTCGTGAGTTACAAGAAGAAGACGTTCTTTCATATATTAAAAATAGATACGAAAAGGATATAAATTCTGTTGATGAATTGCTTTCTCAAACCGAGAGTAATGAAGAGTTACCAGAAGATGTATTAGCATTCTTAAAATATAAAAAAGAAACTGGTAGAGGTATTCAGGACTTTATGAAAATTCAAAAGAATTATGAAGACATGGATGCAGACCAGGTTTTGCGTGAGTATTATTCTGCTACAGAGTCTGACTTAGACGACGATGACATTACTTATTTAATGGACGACAAGTTTAAGTTTGATGAAGATGAAGAGGATGAGTCTGTAGGAAAGAAAAAAGCAATCGCAAAAAAAAGAGAGCTTGCAAAAGCAAAGAAGTATTTTAATGAATTAAAGGAGACATACAAGGTACCTGTCGAGTCGTCAGCGTCACCTGTCAACGAAAAGGAATTAGAAGACTACAATGCTTACAAGAAATATGTATCTGAGTCACAAAGTGTTCAAGAGCAGAATCAAAAACGTTCTGAATATTTCCTTAAAAAAACAGATGAATTGTTTAACGAAGAGTTCAAAGGTTTTGAGTTCAATTTCGATGATCAAAAAGTCGTTTTTAATCCTGGAGATGTAAAGTCTGTTAAAGACTCTCAGTCGGACATCAACAACTTTATCAGCAAATATCTTGATAAGGACGGTATGATAACTGACGCAAACGGATACCACAAGGCTTTAAGTGCTGCGCTTAATCCAGATAAGGTTGCTCAATTCTTTTATGAAAAGGGCAAGGCAGACGCAGTTGACAATGTTTCAAAACAGTCTAAAAATATAAATATGGACGTTAGAAATACACCTCAACAGATGTCTAATAC